GCTCAATAGGCAAATGCATCGCCGCACTGGACGCCCTTGAGGGCATAGCTGACTTCCGCTGGTATTACACGGTTGGAGAGAGCTACCAGAATAACGTGGTTTACCCACGTTATGGCAATGCGACTGCTTATTATAAGTGGGAAACGGTCCGGCGTACTTCGGTGACTCAGCGGAGTAACATCCCGCTTCCGAAGTTTGAACCAAGTCGTTTTGCATCTAACGTACTGACGGGGGTCGCCCTTCTGGGCGTACTACAAAAGAATCCCCGCGTCTCGTCTGCAATCGTGCAGATTCGACGTTAACTGTGCAATCTCGCACGACTCTGCCCTTCACAGGGTTAGAGTATAATATCTTCCTTTAAGGAGTTTCAAATGGCAGCTTTGCCATCATCCATTACCATCAACGACGGCACCGCAACTCCGGTTGCGGTGACTTACACCCCCATCTCCGCATCAGGCGGTTCGGCGGTCTTTGCTGACAAACGCAAGAGTGCTCGGTCTTTCTGGCCGAAAATCACTTTCACGTTCGAAGCTGAGTCGCCTCGCCGTACTTCGGATCATGTGGGGCTCGAAGTTGAGTACCCTATGACTAAGACAGTCGATGGAGTAGAGCTCGTATACGCTACGGCGTGGTACAAGAAGGGTACGTTCATTCTCCCCTCCGGCATGCCCCAGGCTGACCGCAAGCACTTACGTGCTCTAGTGGTCAATGGGGCCGGTGTGGCGTTGTTTACGGCCATGGTCAACGACCTGGATCCGATCTTCGCCTAACCACCTTAACAGGAGTCTGACAAATGAAAAACGCCGCATCTTGTGCAGCGGCTTCCACTCTTCAGTGGGAGATCAAAGCCTTCTTGAGCCTATGCGTTGAGATTAACTCTCCTCGCTCCCTTACGTGCTTCATACTTGCTTCTTCAGGCGAGTGGGCCCAGCTGCTTAAATTGCAGTGGTTCCCCGACGATCAGAACGTTGAGCATTCCGCTCTCGATTATCTCGTCACCTCCGTCTTGAAGAAGAATCCGCGTCTCCCCTTAGGGGTCGACACGAAACAAGTAGCACTCGAAAAGTTCCTCGAGTGTGAAGAGCATGTGAAAGCCACGAACATTAGGATCTTAAGCGGTCGCTTTCTCAGCGATGCGCCGGATTCTACACGTGAAACAATCCTCAGAGCACGCCGGCTTATAAAGCGGTGGCTTGGTCCCTTGACTTCTCGGGACTTGGATTACGTGTGGCAGGAATGCCGGTTCGGGCCAGGGTCGACGTCCCATGTTTCAGGGTCGGATGTTTCTTCCTCAAGAAAGTATAGCGCTCTTGGCGCTACACCTAGGCTGTCACAGTTTTTGAAAAAACTCATCCCTACCGCCTGGTGGATTGGGGCCGGGACATTGGATATTCCGATGGTCTGGAATTCAACTGTGACAACTGTTCCCAAGACGGCGCTAACGGAAAGACCGATCTGTATCGAGCCACACCTGAATGTTTGGGTGCAACTCGGTATCGGTCAGCTTCTCCGGAAGAAACTGCGTCGTATTGGTCTAGATCTTGATACACAAGCTGACGTCAATCGATGGCTGGCTTCCATGGCGCAAGCCTGGGGCCTAGCTACAATCGATTTGGAGTCTGCGAGCGATACAATCGCTCGCGAGCTTGTCCGTCTCTTCTTCCCCGCTCGGTGGATTCACCTGCTTGAGTTGGCGAGGACGGATTGTACCAAGATGCCCGATGGAACTATTATCGGGCTCGAGAAATGGTCTTCTATGGGTAACGGATACACGTTCGAACTTGAGAGTATGATTTATTATGCCCTCGCTATGGCTGCTTCGCGTTGCAAAGCGCACACGGCTGTGTTCGGAGACGATATCATTGTGCCCCAGGAATGCACCACGACTCTTCTAGATACTCTGGATTATTGCGGATTCAGGGTGAACAGGTCGAAGACGTTCCTGGCAGGATCGTTCTTCGAGAGCTGCGGTACCGATTGGCTTGCTGGTATCGACGTCAGACCGTTTTATTTTAAGTCTGAAGTACTCAACCAGGAGGATGCTATTGATGCATCAATCAAAGCCTGTAATCGACTTCGCCTATACGCTCATAACCTCGCTCGGAGTTCTGGCAGTCACAGTTGTGACAGCCGTTTCCTCCCTGCTTGGTTGCGTATTTTTGGTGGCCTACCTGATACATGGCGTAAATGCCGTGTCCCAGTTGGTTTTGGCGAAGACCGAGGTCTCATCAGTAATTTCGATGAGGCCAACCCTTCCTACGACCGGGTCTTCGGAACTTATCAGTTCCGGACCCGAATGAGACCCATGTTAACAACAGACATTGCGTCTGTTCATGGTTACATCCTGTCGTATACTCGAGCCCGTTACCATTGGGCTTCGAAGTTCACCGTAAACAACCGCTCCCGTTGGAGCGTCGGTGACTATCTTCGCACGGATCCGACCCGGTCGATACATCTGACTAGGAAAGGACAAATCCGTATCTCTGACACACCTTGTGAAACTACAATGCGTCAGGCGAAGGGGAAGGGTCAGCACGCAAGGG